CTCCTTGGTCATCTCAAAGGCCACGCTCCAAGCCGCGTTGGATGCGGTGGGCGCGCAGGCTTCGCTGGCCTGCTTCTGCGTGTTGAACCGATAGGTCTGGTTCAGTTTCGGGTATTGCAAGGTCACGTTCTTGACGAGAACCTTGTGGAAGTCACTGTCGTTGTTAGCCATTGGTTTGCTCCTCTTTGGCGTTGGTCTCAGAAGTCTACGGTTTCGGTGAAGATGTCATCTTCGGTGGTCTCGGTCTGCCAGCGTGGCAGATCGATATGGTTAATCAGATCCCATCCAGTTTGGAAGTCTGAAACGGCGATGGCGTTGCTGATCTTTTGGAGGGTCTGGGTCACGATCATGTCGGCGTGGTCCAGATAGCGGTCGGTCAGGGCGTGGACACCGACAGCAAAGGGTGCCTCCTTTTCGACCGCGATGAACATGAACGTGTCGGCTTTGTAGCCAGCGGCACGCAGGGCGCGCAGGTAAAAGGCGGCCTGCACATCGTATGCGTACTTTCGCAATTCACGCGGGAAGCCGTCTGGGCTGGCGTCGGTTGTGGTCTTCAGATCGAACACAATGCCATAGTCCGGCAGGTAGCCGTCTGGCCTGCATTTGATCTCGGTTCCTGTGACCGGATCGATGCCGAAAAAGCTGGCCTCTGCCACGAAGGTCGGATCACCGAGATACTGTTCGACGACAGGGTGAGCCTTCGCGGCATCAGCGATGCGGGCGGCCAAATCAAACTCGGCCTCGGGCAGCAAAATTTGGCCGTCCAGATCGGCGGCAAGCTGTGCCTCTTTCCACTTGTTGCCACGGCGATCCTCGGGGCCACGCAGGACGAGGTTCTTTTCCGGCTCCAGCACCAGAGCGTGAACGGCGCTGCCCAAGGCAAAGGCCGAGGTTTCCTTGCGGACCTTGCCCTTCCAGTGGGCCAGCGACTTGGTGTGAACCGCCTTCACGTCCGAGGACGAGATTGCGGGGTGGGCGTGGTATTCCTTGTTGGTAAGGTCTCGGTTCATTTCTTCCTCCATCCGTAATATGCGATCAGAGCCGCCTCGGCCCTGCCGTCGTCTTTCTTGCGCGCCCACAGATTGGACTGATCCGGGAAGACGCTTGATGCGTATGCCCTTGATGCGTCCTTGTCGGTGGACAGGCCGAAGTGCTTCTTCCACGTCGCCGGCGGCACTTCATTCGTCGGCACGCCAGCGTAGAACAGGCACGCCTTCATCTCGCCGTAGGCCTGCGCGATCTTGGCTACGTTGGCTGTTCCTATGGCCCTTGGGAAAAAAGGCTTTTCGATCCAAGCGCACCGCACGCTGCCGATCTCTGACAGGATGGCACGCTTTTCCTCAATGGTGCCGGGCATGTCGAAGACACGCACGTTCATGTCGTCAGCGTCCATGACGGCGATGGCGCCTTGCTTTCCCAAATCAATGCCGATGTATCGAGCCATCACTCACCCGATCCGATCTCGCCAGCCAGCGCCGCATAAGCAGCCGCGTCCACCGGGCTGTCTATGTGTGCCGGGTTTGATTTCATGCGGGCCAGCTTCAGCAGGGTCATCATCACGGCCACGTCGTGCGGCTTGATGTTGCGCCCGAGGTGGGCCGACCAGTAAGCGGCGATCAGACCAAAGTTTGCCTCGGCGTCGCCGTGCGTGTTGGCACGATCAACCATCACATAGTGCTTGGCGGTGTCTAAAATCTCGTCACGCTTCATGCTATCGCTCCATCGGTGATCCATTCCTCTTCAAAGCGCAAATCTTCAATCCCGGTGATGTCGGCCAGCCTGTGGCGGTAGACAGCCGACGGCACGACGCGGCCCGTCATCCATCTGGACAGACTGGACTTGGCAACTGGCACTTTGTCGGCGAGCCAGCCGAGCTTGCGCCCGTCTTGGGCACACCACTGCCTGATTTGACTTTGAGCCATCATTGGCGCTCTCCCTTGTTTCGGTGTCATCGGCTTACGGTTTAAAAAAAGTTACGTCAAGCGCATTTTCTTGTTGCATGCGGTGTGTGCGGCTGTATGGTGGTCACACGAACTAGCAACAAGGATGACCGAGATGACCCTGCGCCAGATCAAGATGGACCTCGACGGCCCGTACATCAAAACGTACAAAACCGAAGAGAACCTCATGAAGCGTATCGAAGCCGACCGCGACATGTACCCTGAATACAACGACCGCTTCATGGTGGTTCGTACGCCGAATGGCCGCTGGACTGCCATCGTTCAACTCGACAAGTCGAAAGGCGGCTACGTTAGCCGCTACGACGGCTTCATGACGATCTAACACCAACTAGCAACAAGGATGACCCAGATGACCAAGTTCGAAATCAAATCCAGAGACTTCACCTTCTCGCACGTTCGCGGCCATCAGTGGCAAGTGACGTGGAACGGTCAGCACTTCGCATATGTCAGCTACGATGCCGTCCGGCGCGCGCTGGCCGCCGCATGACCCTCGCCGAACACCTCGACCTGCTGGGGATCATCCCCCGGCAGGCACCACCGAAGCCCGCCCCACAGCCAGCAGCCTACGCGCCGCCCCAGTGGAAACCAACTTACCCCGGCGAAGAACCGCCGTTTTGATAGGAGACTAACATGCGTATCCGAGACATCTTGGCTGAGGCCATTGCCACCATCTGCCTGTTCGCTGTGGGCTACGGCCTGCTGCTCATCGCTCACGGCGCGGGGTGGTAAAATGGCGATCAGACTAGGAGCAACCGACACCCACATCGTGCTGACCGCGCTGTGGGATTACCGCGAGACGCTGACCAACGGCATCGCGCCCACCCCGCATATACAGGCCAGAATTGCCAGCGTTGACCGCCTGATCGCATCGTACCGGAAATCGTTTTTTGCGCTGGATCGGCTGGGGTTGATGTGATGAGCAAGCAAGACCTACTCGCCTACATCGAACTGCGGCAGAGCCAGATCGACGATCTGGAAAAGCGATACGGCACGGGTGTTCGCCCTGCATGGGTCGGGGAAGAGATCGGCATCCTTCTTCACTATCAGCGCGACGCGGAAGCCGAATTGAAAAAACTGGAGAAAAACAATGCAGCCGACTGAACTTATCGTAACTAACCGCCTCGCCACTGGCACCACCTTCGCCGTGCTGGCCGACGACATGACGCAGAACGTCTTTATCCCCAGCAAGCTGGCGCTTGATGCCAGCCTGCGCCCCGGCCAGAAGGTCATGGCGCAGATCGTGCCTAACATGAGCCAGCCGGAAAAGACGCCTTGGCTGGCGATCTCGCTGGAGGATGCCACGCCTGTATCACGGAATGATACGCTGGGTGCCTTCATCCTCGGCAACCTGCAAGCCGATGGCCGCGCCACCGTCGAAGAGATCGCCGAGGATATGAACATGGCTGACGACAAGATCGCAGCCAAGCTGGCCGAGTTGGTCGCAGCCGGGTGTGTGGTGCGGCTGACCTGCTTCGATCTGCCGGAGGATGTAGCATGATGTTCTGGCGCAAGGAACCAAAGACCATGCCGCACCGTGACATCCACGCAGAGGCGGCACTGGGGATCAGCAACGCGGCATCCGTGCTGCCGCCCAAGCGGTTCATGGACCTCGTCTACTGGGCCATCATGACCAACAGGCAGATCAGCGTCGAGGACATGGACGCGCTGGCCAATCGGCTGTCGCGGGCGGCTTGGGAACGGGGGCGGAAATGAAAGAACTGACAAGCGAAGCCCAACAGGGCGCGATCCACCTGAAGTGGGGCTTCTTGCCTGTGTTTATGGTCCGCATGGCAGTGCCAGACTACGCGCCGGGGACTTGGCGGTGGGGTCGCTGGCGCTATGCGCGGTTGGCCGAGGTGGTCGATCTGAACTCAAAACTCATGGGAGCATGGAAGGAATGATGACCGCAACGATGACTATTCTCTGGATAACGATGCTGTCCGGGCCGATGGCGGGGGATGTATTCGGCATTCCATACGTCACCGAGGAAGCCTGCAAGGCCGCGATGAAGCCGGTCGGCGACACGCTGGACTATGACTACAACATGCAGTGCGAGACGCTGCCCGTGTCGGTGGAGATTGAACCATGACCTGCCCACCCTGCACACACGACTGCAACCAAGGGCGCGACTGCCCGGCGAGGAGGGGAAAATGAGCCACTGGCACTACCAACTGATGCGTCACAAGCTGGCGCGACCGAACGAGGTGGACGGGGAACACTACTACGCCATCCACGAATACTACGAGATGGACGATGGCCCAGCATGGACCGACGAGCCTGTGCAAGTGACAGGGGAGAGCGTCGAAGACGTGCAGAAGGCGCTGATGCTGATGCTCAAGGACATCGAGAAGCATGGGGTGAAGGACTATGCCTAAGGCAATATGCGAAGACTGCGGTTCTCTTGTAGAAGCAGAACTTACACACAACGGTGTTTGTCCGGTCGGTCATTATGTTCACTGCGGCTGGGGACATCAGCTGTCGCCGGATGATCTGATCTCTGACGCAGCGGCCATTGAAATTCTGACCGAGCAACTCGAAGCAGCCCGTGCTGACGCCAAGGAGGCCGAGGCTTATGCGGAGGAGTTGGAGAAGGAGATTGAACTCAACGAGCAAGAAGCCTGCATGTTGGAGAATGATCTTATCAAAGCCGACAAAGAGATTGATAACCTTAAGGTCAAGCTGGCGAAGGCGGTGGAGGGGCTAAATTATTGTATCAATGCACCCTTTAGCGGATGGACTATTGCTCAAGGTTATGCCCGCGCCACGCTGGCCGAGATTGAGAGCAGCGAAGCTGTGACGTTAGAGGGAGAGAAGGGATGCGAAACAAATTCCCCGGCACCTGTTTAGTGTGCAAGGCCCCTGTTCCCGCTGGATCGGGCTACTTCCAGAGAATGAACGGAAGGTGGCTTTGTCGCTGCATGAAGTGTGTTGGGAAAGGTAACGGGGAAATTAGAGAGCCAAAAAGGGAGGCACCCAATGACTGACCTAGACAAGCGCATGCACTTCCGATGCGGCGACTGCAAGACAGACTTCAGCACCGACGCGGTCTTCCCGATGGACACGCGGAAGCTGACGAAGCTGGTCCGTGAAACCAAATGCCCGAACTGCGGGGCCGGGTCGAAGCGGCTGTATCTGCAAGCGAATGTGAACATGGAGGAGGGGAGGCCATGAAACGTCTGACCATACACATGCACAGGCAGCGCCTCACCGTGGCTTTTGGCATTGAGGTATACAGGTTTGGCGATATGTTTTTGCTGGTCCTGAAACTCTGGCCCGTAGGCATTACCATTAGGCACGGGGAGCCGCCCACTGAAATCACAAATTGGCAGGAATACGATGCCGCGTGACCCCTCCAACAGCTCCGGAGCGAGGGCGTTGAGGCTGGCTGGCTTCGTCAAGCTCCCTGCGTGGTGGGTGACTGAGGAACAGCTTTTGCTGATTGAGTATCTTGCCCGCCAAAATCTAGACACCATCAACAGAATAAAGGACCAAGCCGAATGGCCCCGCCGAGACGACTAATCACCCGTGACATGATCCAAGCAGCCAAAGACCAAGGCTGGCATCTGAGCCTAACAGCCAATCATTACGGGATGCACCGATCAAGCATCGCAGCAGCCTGTGAGCGTTTCGGGATCACATTGCCGATGCACCCGTTTTCACCGCAACGGGTCAGTCCCAAGAGCAAAGTGTGGATCGACATCGCTGACGGCGAGACAAAGCCAAAGGTCAAGCTGTCCGCCAGCCCGGCGGCGGTCGAGCGTACCTTGCGGCGAATTCAGAACGAAAAGCGGTTGCAGGCGTTAAGCTGAGCCGCTAAAACCAATTGCGAGGGGCGCAACACATCCAAGAAACCGTCACGGGTGGCTTTGTGTTGGTCGAAGATCAGACTGCGCTACGGCTCATTTTCACCAGAGCGCCCCTCGCGATTACTCCGAAACTCTGTCAATAGGGTCAAGCGCGCGCAAGACAAGCCCGTCCTGCTTGTGGAACGTGATCGACTGCAAGGCGCGCCTCGCGCCGTAACCCATGCCAGCGGCATAAGCATCAGGCGGGCAGAAAGCACGCAGGCTTTCCCAGCGAAGAGGCCCGAAGTCTTTGGCCTGATCGTGATGGACGTGGCCTGTCAGATAGTGGCGGTGGCGTGTTTGCGACCAGAACGTGCAGACATCTGAGAGATATAACGCCATCTGCTGCGGCTTGCCCTTGTCCCCGTGGTGGGCGAAGATCGCGCACCTGCCCCATTGAAGCATAAACAGGTCGCGTGGCTCTTTCTCGACTGTGATCCGAGGCTCGTTGCGATAGCGCTCTGCCAGCGCGAAGTTCAGCGTCATGCTGGAGTGCGGGTCGTGGTTTCCGCGCAGGACGCGCACCAGCACTCTGGCGTGCTTTTGCAAAAGCTGGTGGACCGTTTCCGCGATAATGCCGATGCCAACGTCGAGAACCTTCCAGAAGCGCCCGTCAACGTCCAGCCTGTGGCGGTTGGCTGGCGTCTCGGCTCTGGTGTCGTCGCTGTGGAAGTAGTCACCCCCGATCAGCAGGATCGCCTGCTCGGCGGCTGGCGTAAGCGCAAGCACCTTTGCAAAGGCGTGCCGCATGTCTTTGGCCGCGTGCGCCAAGTCATAGTCCTGCGCGCCTGTCTCTCGGCCCCAAGCCAGCATGCCGACGTGGGCGTCCATCAGCGGATAGACGGCGCACAGATCGGCCATGACGGTTTCCGGGGCCACCACAGGCTCAGACGCGACCATGCCCTCTAGAGCCGCCCTTATGCGCTCTGCGACGGCCTCTGGCGGCTCACCTTCGGGGCGCAGCATGACGGAATAGCCCGGCTCATCGTCTTTGGCCGGAACCTTCACCCACGCCAGCGACGGCATCATGTTGGTGCCGACGGCTGCCATGCTGTCAGCGATGGCGGGATCAATGCGATAATCTGCCCTGACATCCGGCGTGAATCCGGCGCGATTCAACATTCTCTGCATGTCGCGGCGATTTATGCCAATCTCGCGCGCAGCCTCGGCCACGTTGCCCGTGCGCTTGAAGGCTTCGACGGCCTCTTGTTGTCTAGGCGTCATATCCGCAGCCCGCGTCAACCAAGCGGA